TTAGTCATATTTGTGACAGTCTTAGATTGAAAGTTATATTTAAGTTTATAATTGTCAAAATCCTCCACAAAATCACGATTATTTTTTGTTTTTAAGATATCAGTTTTAACCTCTTCTGGTAATTTATGAAAATCAATATTTTCATAATCATTCAAATTAATCTCCCAAGGTTTATTTTTGGGTTGTAATATGGAATAAATACGTGAACTGTCATCAATACGAACATTGGTAACTCCATTATATCTCCCTTCATCTTTAATATCCTCTCTTGGTTTATTATTGATAGATTTTGCTACAATATCATTCCCAAACGCTTTATTAATTAAATTTTTAAAAGACGTAAATTGTATCTTATAACTATCAGGAACCAAGTTATTAATACTACTTGTAAAACTACCGAGGAAAGAGGGTTGTTCCATTTTAACAAAAACATCTAAACTTGTTTTATCCGTAACACTATTGATATTTGTACCTCCAGTTGATGGACTGAATAACATAAAACCGATACCAATACAAATACCAATAATTACAATCAAAACGATTAATTTTACAATTGCTCCTTCACCAACATTAAATAATTCAGCAATAAAAAAACCAATCTTTATTAAGATATCAAATACCGCTTTGCCACCAGGAATGATAACTGAACTTGTGGTCTCTCTTAGGAAATTAAAAAACTTGGCAAAGATATTTAAAAAACCACTTACTAAGGTAACAATAAAATTCCAAAATAACTGTAATTTGAATTTAAAGTTATCGTCATTAAGTTTCTTATATTTGAAATCTCTGTCAGCTATCTTTTGATTTTTATCCTCCTCATTATTTAATTTATTTTCAGCAATTTTATAATCTTCATCAGCAAGCTCCTTTCTTAATTTATATTCCTCTTTTAAAGCCACACTCCTACCCTTCTTAATATTATAATCGATGTCATCAGCAATAAAAGGTCCCTCGACTGTTGTACCCAAAAGTTTTTCAACAAAGGTTTTACCACCTTTCTTCAGGTTAGGTTTTTTCACCATAATTTTTCTATTTATAATAAATAAATGAATTTAATATTAATCATAATTATAATTTTGATTTTGATTTATATTTCCTGTTATTTCATATTTCCACCCTCCACTCAAATCCTTCAAACAACTGTTAATGATTTCACCTTTCCTATTTTATATACAAGACAACCCATTGTAATTGATGATTATATTCAAGAAAAAGAAGATTTGATTTATTCTTGGTTTAATTATAACTTTATTAAAAAGTTGGATACTAATGATAATGACGAGCCTGAATGGAAACATAACAATTACAAATATCTATTTATGAATGCCAACGCCGATACTGAAGTAATCATATATAAAGCAAGTATTTCTTCAAAAATACCAGATGAAAATGATAGAATAATAGCAATTAAATTGAAAAAAGACCAATCTTTAATCATTCCTTATAAATGGAAATATTTCATAAATAAAAATGAAGACGTTAGTTTATGGGGGATGAATGACTTGATTACTTTCTTCGTTTCGTTTGTTTTTTAGTCTCTCCCTTCAAATCATTCTCATAATCCTCTAATATCTCCTTTTTATGTTTCATCCATTCCTCCAGTAGAGTTAATAACTCAGATTCCCAGATATTCATAATTGAAGTCTTCTTCAGTGTTTCAATTTCATCCTTGAGTTTTTTAACCTCCATTTCCAGTTGCTCTTTTTTTTCAGTTGTAAGTTGTGAGATAGGCATACGAAGCAGATAATCATAACTATCTTGATATTTATAATAATCCTTGGCTTCCAATTGTTCCTCCACTTCTTTCATTTTCTTATTCATAATAATAATAGTCCCTTTGATAACATCAATGATAAATCTAATTTTCGCAGAAAGGATTAGATATTCATCCTCCATCGTTTTTAACTGATTATCTTTTCTCGCTTGATATTTCTCAATACGAACATAAGACCATTCCTTTAAGATTTCGGCAATATTGGCATATTTCTTGATATTACCCTTGGGTGTGAATAAATGTAAGTTATTCAATCCGAGGTTTTTACTCGAGGTTAAATTAAACTCTTGTAGAAACTTGGAATCAAGTGTTTCTTTCGCATTATCTGATAACTTTAATATAAACTTAACATTCTTAGCGGTATAATGACTTTCAAATGATTTCAGATTGGGATTATTCTTAACAATCAAATCTTCCAAGAATTCCTTATAATTCTCAGTCCAGGTTCCAATAGGAAGTTCAGTGATTTCCACAGTGGAATTATCAATCCACTTGTAATTTCCTTTTGAATTATAAATTCCCTTTTCATTCTTATAAATATCTCCCTTAAATCCGAGATAATAAGGTTCAATCTCATCAATCTCTTTCTCTCTGATTAATGAAATCGATGATTGAATATTTTCATCCGTTAAAACATCACCAATCTTTTCCTTAATCTCACGAATGAATCCAAGATAAATCTTGATAATCTCTTCAGGATTAAATTGAGGGATATTTGTCGAATAACCAGTGCCAATACCTATAGAACCATTCACGAGAATGGTTGGGATAATTGGAATATAATAATCGGGCTCAATGCTTACACCATCATCATTTAAATAATTGAGGATAGCATTATCTTCCTCCTTAAATAACAATCTCGTCAATTTTGATAGGATTGTATAGATATATCTCGGCGATGAAGCATCCTCACCACCTTGAATACGTGTTCCAAATTGACCATTGGGTGACAGTAAATTGATATTATTAGTTCCTACGAAAATCTGTGCCATTCCGATGATTGCCTCTTGAAGAGAGTTTTCACCGTGGTGATAAGCGGTTACCTCACTCACATTTCCAGCAAGTTGCGCAACCTTAATCTCATTCGTATAAAGCTTTCTTTTAAAACAGGCAAATAGAATCTTGCGAGTACTCTCCTTGAGTCCATCCATAATATTTGGAATAGAACGTTCCAAATTTCTATTACTGAAATGAATGAGGTCTTTATTAATGAAAGTCTCGTAATCTACGACTTCTTCTTTATAATCAAGAACCTCATCTTTATCATATTTCGATAACCATTCCTTTCTGTCATCTGCCCTCTTTTTATTAAAGGCAAGATTGATAAATTCATCTGATTTCTCCGTATGTTTATAAGTAATCTTCTTCATATTCTTGAAATAATCCTTGGCTTCCTCATCGGTAGATGTACCAAGTCCCTTATAATATTTAATTTTCCATTGACTCTTATTCTTAAGACTTTCACTCCAATTCTCATAATCACTCATATTATAGAAGGATAATACCTCCTTTGTTTGAGTATTGGTAGCCTTGATAATCGGAGTCAATAGAGATGTCATAAAACCATCATATTTATATAATGAAGTCCATAATGTCTCGAAAACATTAAACAACAATCCCTTAATATGACTTCCGTCGTGGTCTTGGTCAGTCATAATCATAATCTTTCCATATCGAAGGGATTGAATACCATCCGAATAATCCTTGTTTTGTTCCAACCCTAAAATCTTCTTGAGGGCTGTAATTTCAGCATTTTCACTAATCTTCTGATAAGTAACATCTTTCACATTCATAATCTTACCACGAAGGGGAAATACACCATAATAATCTCTACCAATTACACTCAAACCAGCAATAGCAGTAGTTTTTGCTGAATCTCCTTCTGTTAAGATAAGAGTACATTTACTGCTATCCTTAGTTCCTGCAAGATTAGCATCATCCAATTTTGAGACGATAATCTTATTAACTTTCTTTCCATCCGTTTTCGTGAGTTTCTTTTGCTCCACTACCTCAGTAGCACTCAAAGCATTCTCAATAATTCCAGATTTATATAACTTTTCATAAAACTTCTCCGTTAACTCACATTTAGACCCAAATTTAGTAATCTGAGTCATCAATGTTTCCTTCGATTGACTATCGAAAGAAGGATTCTCAATCACAGATTTAATAAATACGAAGAGATTATCTTTAATGTGTTGAGGCTTAATCGTCTTCTTTTTCTTTGCCAATGTCATCTCCGTTAACTTCTTGGTGATGGCATTTGTGATATATTCAACGTGTTTGCCACCACGGATGGTATTAATACCATTCACAAATGACATTTGTTCGTGGGTACCAGTGGTACTCACAGCAACAACGACCTCCCATCTTTCATTAGGACTTTCATAAAACCTCGGTTGAGTCGTCTTAGTATCCAAGAAGAGGTCTGCATATTTCTCAAAATCTTTAACAGGAATCTTTGTATCATTCAAATAAACATTGACAGCAGCATCGGTACAAGCCGAAACATCATAAACCCGTCTCTTGAATAAATCATAGATATCATCGGTGAGTTCTTTCAATCCAAATTTAGCATAATCTGGAAGAAAGGTAATCTTCGTATAAGGCTTCTTTTGACAACTCTTAATTTCGGGTATTTCCTTAATCGTCAAGTTATCTTTGAAGGTCTGTTTATAAATCTTCTTGCGAATATGATCCACAGTTTCAATCGTAAACTCTTTGGAAAAGATGTTAGCAAGTTTGATACCTAAGCCATTCACCCCACCTACAGTCTTAATCTCATCATCATTATAATTACTGGAAGTCAATAACTCTCCAAATATCAATTCAGGTATCCAAATACCATATTCACTATGCTTCACTATTTCAATACCATTACCATCATTGAAAATTTCAATGACACCAGTGGCTTTATTAATAAGAATCTTGATGTTTTTGACAATTATGGTATCAACCTTACCATCAGTGAGGTCTTTACGAGTTCTCACGGAATGGTCAATTGCGTTCACAATCGCTTCATCAAAAATCTTAAATAAACCAGGAATATAAGTAATCGTTTTCTTTATGATTTTATTCGAGTTATCAATTACAAAGGTTTCGATAGTATTTGGCTCGATAGTGCCGATATACATCGCAGGTCTATTATAGATATGACTGCGTAGCTCGTGCTTCTTGTACTTGTTATCAACAGTGGTATCGGCCATAATTCAAATTACTATAATTATTTTTATATAAAAAGAAAATCATTTTTTTAGAAAAATGGAAAATAAGTATTTATTCATTTATAAACCAAGAAGATTCATTTATCCCTATTTAGATAAATTGGAGCTTAAATACCTATCTTTCAATAAAACGGCTATCAATTATATTCAATTTTTGATTCATACAAATGATGCTCGTATTCCTGATATTGATTGGAATAAGTTATCGGCAAATCCAAAGGCAATACCATTGCTACTAAAACATAAAGATAAGATTAATTATAAATTTCTATGTTTGAATAAAAACGCAATCCCATTAATAAGGGAAAGGATGGATTTAGTTCATTGGCGTTTTCTTTCTTTAAATAGAAATGCTATTCCTATCTTAAATGAAAATAGGGATATGATTAGTTGGCGCGAGTTTAATTTAAATAGGAATTGTTTATTAATCATGGATAAAACAAAAATAAATCCTGCTTATTTATCTCAAAATCCAAATGCTATAAAGCTTTTAAAAGAGGACAAAAGTTTTATTGATTATGGTACCTTGAATTTAAATAAAAACGCCATCTCTTTATTATTAGAAGAGCCATCGAAGATTGATTATAATTTACTTACTATCAATAAAAATGCTATTTCTATTCTGAATGAAAATAAAGATAAGATTAATTATTCTTTATTGGCTCAAAACCCAAATGCTATTCCACTCATTATTGATAATTTAGATAAGATTTGTTGGGAATATTTATCTATGAATAAAAATGCAATTTCTATTTTGAAAAATAATACGAATAAAATAAATTTTAAATTAATTTCAATGAATCAATCCATCTTCTATAAAAAAATGATTCTTATTTTTTAATTCTTAATCATAAAAGATGTTCATTGACTTTGAGAAATACCCCTTTGCAATCACTGATGTTACTTTCGCCGACGAAGGATTTAGTGGAAAGTATCAGTATGTTTCTATTGATACCGATGGTGGTGCGAAATTTAAAATCGAAGCATTTGGTGATTGCTGTTCAGTAAGTGTAATCAGTGAATGGGAAAATTTCAAGTTTAGTGAAATAATAGGTAAAACTATTGAATCATTAGAACAAATTAAAATTCCCGATAATTTCGAAGTTGAGCCTGATGATGATTTGCAATGTTTCGGTGATTGTGCAACTCCGCATTTATATGAATTTCTATTTACTGATGGTTCTACTTTCAAGTTTATTATGGTTAATTATTCAAATGGTTATTATGATGGTTGGATTGATGTGAGTGTGATAGAATAAAAAAATGATTCTTATTTTTTAATTTTTATTTATAAAGATGTATATTGACTTTGAGGAGTATCATCCCTTTACGATTACCGCTGTTAATTTCGACGAGGATGAAAAATTGACTTGGAATGACGAGTATCAGCGTCTTTGGATTGATACTGATAGAAATAAGAAATTTCAAATAGATGCCATTGGTGACTGTTGCTCCTGTAGTGTAATCATTCAATGGGAGGATTATAGATTTGAGAAAATGATTGGTAAAACAATCAAGTCTATTGATGAAATTGAGGTTCCTAATTATTTCGATGTTGAGATTGATGATGAAGATATGGATGATTTAGTAGCTATTCCTCATCTATATGAATTCACATTTACTGATGATACAACCTTTAAATTCCTCTTAGTTAACTATTCAAATGGGTATTATGATGGTTGGATTAACCTTACAGTAGTTAGTTCTTAATAATCGTGGCATAAAAATCATCAATGGATTGGTATCCAGATGATTCATATAATTGTTTATATTTACAAAAACTATAATATTCTGGCATATATTTAATATAATATCCATGATGATGTGAATACTCACCATAGCCCCAGGTTGTTCTGCCATTTTCTCTTCTGACGGTATACATAATATAAGGATATTCTCTTACTAAATGTACTACGTTATTTTGTTCTAAGTGAAATTTAATTAATCTTTCGAAGTTCCATTCATCGAACGACTTCATTTTATTGTAATATTCATTTGAACGAAGTGTCATATTAGAAAGAATATTTAAGTAAGATTTTATATTTGTTTTTGATAATACTACTTGTCTATCTGTGTAGCCTTCATAATATTCTCCATTGGGTATCCAAATATATTCAGGTGACATTAATTCAAGTTTAGGAAATGGTAAATTATAAATATAATCACTTCTTGTAATAATAAATCTATCATACTCATTTATTAAATTATTTTCATTTAAGTTCTTCAACAAAAACCAACGGAAAAATATTAATATTCCACCTGAACCTACGTGTGAGTTTTTTTCATTCTTAAGTCCACCCATAAACATACACTTTATTTTAAAAAATTCTTGCCAATGTAATGGTATTAAATTAAATAAATCATCATAACTTTCATATTCTGGTCTTCCATCTGAAATCTCTTTATATGCTTTTTCGAAGGCCTCACTATAATCATACGCATTTTTACAACTATCACTAAATTCGGTTGATTCATTATATAAAAATTTGTATTTTGCCAATTGATAAAATGGATCATTATAATCGTAATCTGGTTGCACACCAATACATACACATAAATCAGCATTTAATTTATCATAAACATTTTCCTTAAATTTATTAAAGGTTAAATCAGATGCTCTTGTTTCTCCCAATATAACAATTAAAGTTTTCATATACATAAACATTTTTATATAGGCTTTATATATATTTTTCTGCTATCGTTTTTACTGATTTTTAAAAACCTCCTTACTGACCCAGTGACTTGTAAAAATCACTATTTTTTGCTTTCTGACAAAGTTCAAAGTTTTTCAAAATCAATTGGGAAAATCAATTGGGAGTTTTTGAAAAATTTTTTTTTGGACTTTTTAAAAATAAAAATCACACAACACACTGACAATACTTATCATTTTATCAATTTTAGGGTATATTTATTATAAAAATGATATATAAATATAGTTATATATATAAATAATGTCATCAGATATATATAATTGTGTTTATTGTGAATATTCTACAAATATTAAGGCTAATTTCTCACGACATATCATAACAAGACATTGAGATAAAATTGACAAGAGTTGTACAATTAATCATCAAAATGACAACATCGATAATCAAAAAAACAATAATTTAACGACTTGTTCTAAATGTGGTAAGAAACTTTCATCAAAAAATAGTTTAAATAAGCATATTATCATTTGTAAATGTGTTTCAAATCCACTTGAATATCATATATGTCATAAGATTTTCGCTCATAGAAATTCCAAAAACTTTCATATTAAGAAATGTAAGGTAGTGAATGCCGAATTAATGGAACAACCATCTGAAGAGGTTATGATAGATGTACCAAGCTCCAATCAAATAGAAATTCAACAACCTCAACCACAGATAATTAATAATACGATAGTAAATGGGAATGTTATAAATAATATAACTTATAATATAAACTTGATTTCATTTAATAAAGAAGAGGAAAAGATTGAATTTGATATCAGTCATTTAGATAAAAATGAGTTAATGACTAAAATTAAAAATAATAGACCAGATGTGAGTTTTAAATATTTCTGTGAGAAATTGTTTGAGAATAAAAATAATCAAATGGTTATAAAATCAAGTCTTCGCTATAAATATTCAAATATTCATATGGGAATGAATATTTGGCAAGTATTCTTGGATAAGTACATTTATCCTATAATAATGACACAAATAGCAGATACTATGTGTAGTTTTCTTGAAACAACTTCAAGTCGATTAAAAGAACTTGATAAATATCTGAATATTATGGCTTCCAATGGATATTCAAATGTTGACAGACTTGAATATAAAAATAAATACATGGATAATATTGAACAATTAAAAATATTATTTAATACATTCAAGTGATTTAAATTTCATTTGAATTATTTTTATTGATTTATTTATTTTTTTCCATTTGTTTTCCCACATAACTATTAAGTTATATCCCATATTAGTTATTTCATTTTCTCTTTTTAATGTTCTATCATATAATTCGCCAAATGTGCAATTGGTACATTTATTAAATGATTTACTGTCATATATATTTGGATTTCCATGCCAGAAATCACCGTGAAATTCATAAACTGTATTTGTTTCTTCGCAATAACCATCTACACGATAATTAGTATTTGGAATTTTAAATTCACCTCCATTTAAAGCGTGTTTAATTGTAATATTATAAAATTTTGAAAGAAATTCTAACCATTCAATTTGAGATTTTGAAAATTGGTTATTACAATAATTACAAGTACCACCCTTATTTGTTAAATGATAATAAGGCCTTGTAAAGAATGTTTTATTACATATATTACATTTAATTTCTACTTGTGTAGCACAATCAATATATTTAACAAATGAATAATCATATCGTTCTTTATATTTATGTGTGGCTTTAGTTATGAAATTTTCTGTTGAATATTGTTTTGCTTGTTTAATTTTTTCAGCCGCACAACCTTTACAACCATGACCATTTAAATGGTCATCCGGTCTTTGTTCAAATATATTATGAATGGGACACCTTATTTTAATTTTTGTTTTATTATTTGTATATTTATCAATATGAGAGTAATCATATTTATCATTATGCATTTTTTTTGCTTTTAATATAAAATCTTCTAAATTACTTTTCATCTTTTCATTGTTTTTTTCAGCCTTTTGCTTTTTAATACAATTGGAGCAATATGCACCATATTTACAAATATTAGCTGTTGTTTTACTATTACTTTTTCCACATTTACATTCATATACTATTTGAATATCCTTTATAGATTTATTAAAGTTAATTTTATCTAAATCTATTTTACATTCGTATTCTTTTATTATTTTTTCCAATAACGATTTATTGTATTTCATAGCCATAAATTTAAAAAAAATGATAAATGTCATTTTTTAATAGTTATCGATATGAAACTGATAATTATCATTGGACTTCCTGGAAGTGGCAAAACCACTTATTTCCACGAAAAGCTGAAGCCATTGGGATTTCTCTTTTTTGATGACTTTGTTTCATCTATGTGTAATGGTAAGATGATTAGAGCAATTAAAGATGGAACTAATGATGTTTGTATTGCGGATCCACGTTTATGTAACTTTGAGATTTTTAGAAGAGTTATGATGGTCATTGAGGATTATGTAAATAAATCAGCCATAAAACTCATTTTATTTGAGAATGATAAAAATAAATGTTTGTTAAATGCCTTTAAAAGAGCTACTAAGAATGTTGATAAGGCCATTGAATTTAATTCAAAAATCTATAATCCAGATTATTATAAGGATTATGATTGTACTATCGAAGAAATAATTACTTGAGAGTTTTAATATAAGTAATTATTTCATTTGCTATTTCCTCAATATCCTTATTTTCGATATCAATACAGACGATATTTCTTCCCTCCTCTAATGCTTTCTGATAAGCAAATTCGTGAAGATTGTGAATATCTGTCAAATAATCCAAATCAATATTCATCTCATTCTCTCTACCTCTTTTTATTATTCTCTCAAGACATTTAGACGGTGATGAGCGAATATAAATATAATAATTTGATTTCCAAATGATATCTGTTTTATCATATAACTCATTTAAGATATTACTTTCTTGTGGATTTACATTATGATTTTCCGCCATATATTCATTAAAGGTATGACGGATAAAATAAGGACTTCTTTCCATAACAATTGTGGAATTATTATCCTTCTCTTGTATCCAAGAGCGGTCTAACCAAACCCTGACTTGAAAATTGAAAAACTTTCGCTTATTAATATAAATATCATCTAAGAATGGCTTCCACTTATCAATAGGTTCCAAATCAACATAGATGTTATGATTTGCGTGTATATAATTAAGAATTGTAGTTTTACCAGCACCAATATTGCCATCAATAGTAATGATAGTCATTTAATAATTATATATATGCCTCATTTCCTTATTTAAAAATATTGAAAAGTTTTTCAGAATGAAGAGTTTTTTTGATAAGAGTTGCTGAAACCTTGGTTTTTGATTCTTGTAATTTCTTCAATAGACAAAATAAGTAATTTTCAATGAAACTCTTAAGCTTCTTTATTATGGACGCAGATGCCTTTAAATCATTTTTGGCCAACACCTCTTTAATGGCATCACCTATGACGTTCATTCTGGTAGAACCACCACCAATTTGAGGACGTAAGATGCCACTATTGAAATCAATAGATAAGACATCTGCAGAGGCATTTGCTGCAGAATATCGATTACTATCAACTCCATAAAATTCAGAGGGAAGAACGATATCACCACCGCCACCTTTAACTTTTCTACCTTTGCCACCGCATTTATCAATCACATATTTATGTAGAATTTGAATGGTTTTATCCGTTACTGACTTTGAGTTATTTATAAGAGCAATTAAGGATGCTACGGATATCATATTAACGATGATATTTTCTACACAATCACATAAACACTTTTCAGCACTTTTATCTTTTAAATTAATGTTGAATTTTCTTGCTAATTCCGTTACATAAATATTTATATTTTTCATTATCTTTTCTATAAATTAAGAAAGAAAAGAAAAGATAAATGGATTATAATAAATATATTTTGAATGGCAGAGTAAATTTATTTGATGTTAATAAACCTACTTATAAAATTAATAACGCACATCCGAGTTTATACACAGAAAAGACAGCCAATACAATCAATCGCTTATATACAGGCAATTGTTTAAGTGAAATGTATTTTTCAAAGGAAAATATAGAAATCATACAAGAGGGAATTATAAATAGTGTTTATAATAAAAGTAATGGTGAATATTCGATAGGTAAACAGTCTGAACAAGAATTATCGATAGTGATGCGTTCTATTTATTTACAATATTCGAAAAATTTAAATTTTAATATGAATGAACAAATATTGGAATTGAATACTCGTGTTATTCGTTGGTGTGTGGATGAAATAATAACTAACATTAAACAATATGTAAATTATAGGAAAAATGTAAGTACATTACCAATGCCATTAGAACACGCACAATTACCATCTCAAAAAGGAACAAAAACACTTGAAATAAAATCATTTATATAATATAGAACGTAAATCATAAATGGGAAATAAAACAAGTAGTTGTGCTGTTTCAGACAAAGAAGAAGAACTCTCAGATTACGATATGACTGTTTATAATTTAAAAAAGGAGCGTATTTTTTGGGGAACACTCGCTATATGTATAACCTACGCTTTAATTGCCTTCATTCTATTTATAGCAAGTTATTTATCCGAAAAGGTGAAAGCAATATTATTGAATCGCTTTTTTCCATTTACATTAGTATTTGTCATTGGTACGATAGCCATAACCATTTATTTAACTTATCAAGTTTTGGATTTCAGACCAGTGAAGATAAATAAAAATAATAATTATGATACTTTAAGCTGTCCTGATTATTGGCGTTTGGAAAAAGTGCCTATTGATGAAACGAATCCAGATGATACTCAATTATTCGAAGGGACAAACCCTGGATTATTTAAATATAGATGTGTTATGGATTCTGCTATTTTTAATAAAGTAGATATTGCAAAATCAGCAAATTCTGTTACTACTGCTGCTGGCGTTCCAACGGCCGATTTACGTTTAACAGGTGCGAATAAAGCGAATGATGTAGTGCTCCCAACTGACATAGCAATAAAAAATGCAAGTTATTCAAATAATTATCTTTATGCCAATTTAGTGGACAAGAATAGTCTTTATTACAAAGATATTGCCAATAGCAATTTACCACAAACCGAGCTATTTAAACATAATTTTATAATGAATAATTACACTCTTATCAATTCAAATAACACAAGTGGTTTACTTAAGTTCAGATATAATATTGATGCCTCAAAAATGGATACAGCACGAAAATTAAACATTTACCCTCTCAATTCTTATGATAGTGATACAACAAACGACACTTTTAATTCATTTGACGTAATGGCGAATAAATATATGTCCGTAGAAATAGATAAAACTACTAATCAACCAGTTATTAATTATGGCGTTACTGATACACCTACTACTCCAATTAAAAATGTTCCGATGGCTTGTGACAGAGTTTATCCTTTATATTTGGCCACTAAGGACGTTGAATTAAGTAAAGGTAATAGTAAATTAGACCAAAATGTTCTTCGCTGTGCGTATTCGAAGATATGTGGGGTTCCCTGGTCGGATCTCAATTGTGATAAATATAAGTATAAGTAAATATTTGGATTTAAAGATATAAATTTATTTTTATGTAAATGTTAAAGTTATACAAAGGAGATTTATTATTATTCACTAATTCGGGTTTTAAACCTGCCAGTGAAATTAGTAATAATGACCAGCTACTCGTATTAAATAAGGAAGGGGCTTTAGTATTTGATGAAATAGAGGAAATTACTAAAACTTTCAAAAAGAAATATAAATTAAATAAAATGGACGGGTATTTGGTCAATGATAATATCGAATTGTATAGTCTTAAAAATATCCCCTTAAATATCGAAATGAATGAAATGTGTGAATATTTGGATAATTATCACAAGAGTTGTATTGGTTCCACTAAAATTGGTGAATTATCCACATTTGACTATTATGGATTTCCTACAGTTGCTGATAATAATGATAATGAAATTGATAATCAAAATTGCTGTCTCGATATGCCTATGACTGATTTATTTGGCTTAAATAAGAAACAACTGACGTCTTTTTACGAAAGTCTTACAGAAGACAATAAAGAGATTCTTATTTCTAATAATGAAATATCTAAATTTAGGATTATTAAATATTTATGTTTATTATTGGGTACAAATCCATCATTTCAATGGAAGGAGGGTGGAATGATGAGTATTAAGATGCCAAAAAAAATAAATAAATCTTATTATAATTATTGTAATTATAATAATTTCATCTGGACTAAAATCAGAAATATAAAAAAGGTTCCAAATTATACCGGAAATCTGTTTTATATAAAAACAAAGTCAGGAAGACCATATCTATCAGATATTGGTCTTATTTCATAATCGCTTTGATGGTTGAATGACATTTATAATTCTTTAATTCGAAATCCTCAAATGTTAATCCCTCAATCCACTTTATTTTTTCATCAATTGATAAATTCATATCAACTTCTTTAGTAATAATCAATTGTGGAAACTCAAATCTTTCCTTTGTCAATTGTTCCTTTACTTGTTCACAATGTTCATCATATATATGATTATCACAGATTGTAACACATATCTCCCTAACTTTCATATTCATAACCTTAGCAACTATCATAGTAAGAAGGGTTGTTGAAGCAATATTAAAAGGAACACCTAAGAATAAATCAGCTGAACGCATATACATCATACAACTGAGATATTCATCATCGTTCTTATAAAAGTTGTAGGAGATGTGACAGGGTGGTAAAGCTTGTTCCTTTAATTGTACCGGATTCCAGGCGGATATAAATGCTCTGCGACTATTTTTCAATTGTAATTCCTCTAATAGATACTTAAGTTGGTCAATTTGTCCATTAAAAGACCTCCATTGGTATCCATAAATAGGTCCCAATTCTCCTTCTGGATAACCATAAAGACCCATCGAATCTAAATATTCACGTGATGAATTTCCTTTCCAAATATTAATCCCCTTTGCTTCCAATTCCTTTGAATTGGTAGAACCTCGTAAAAACCATAAAAGTTCTTCCACAATCCCTCTGAAAAAAACTCGTTTTGTTGTTAAAAGAGGAAAGGTCATTCCATTATTTACATCAAATTTCATTAAGGAACCGAAATGAGAATAGGTAATTCCATTTCTGGTTTCTTTCTTGATTCCATTTTCAAGAACAAAATTTAATAAATGTAAATAAGCCTCTTCATTTCTGTAATTCTCCATTTGAATTATATATTACTTAAGTATTTATATCAATTGTTATAATATAATATATGAAAAATTTAATTATTGTTACATCTATTATTAATTTACCTAATACCCCTTTAAGTTATTCGCCAACCCGTACTATTTATACACGAGAAGAAAGATTTGAACAAACAAAAAAAACAATTGAAAGTATTAAAGAGATGATTAGTGATTGTAAAATTTTATTGGTTGAATGTACTGATTTTACTGAAGAAGAAAATAATTACTTTTCAAATAATTGTGATTATATCTTAAATTTATGGGATAATAAAGAATTACACGATAAAATATTTGGATTATCTAAATCTTTGGGTGAAGGAACTTCAACAATAATGGCATTAAGATTTATCATTTCTAATGATTTGAAATTTGATAATCTTTTTAAAATCAGTGGCAGATATTTCTTAAATGATTATTTTGACTTTGAAAGATTTGAAAATGATAAGATAGTTTGTGTACATATCAATAAATCTACTCTTTTTGTAAGTACTGTTTTGTATAAAATTCCTTATAAATATATAAATAAATTTCATGATTTTTTGGTGGCAAATACAAATAAAATGGTTGAATGTATTGGATATGAGACTTTAATGGCATTATTTGTGAATGAGTTTAATGAAGATGAAATTAGTTTTAATCCTAAATTAGGTGTAGAAGGCAATATATCAGTATCAAATCATTATTATACAGCGTAATTTATATAATTTCAATGGGTTGATATTTATTAAATTTCTTATTAAAGAGACATTTATATTTAATCGTAAATGTTAAATTTTTGTCTTTAAATTGACTTCTTAATCTTATACTATCCTTCAATGATGGTACTAATGCAACCCCAATCTTATTAGAGGTTAGGATATTAAAGTTATCATATAAGTAATAAATATCTGCGTCATCTGTTTTCGCCAACCATAACTCTCGATATTCATCGCCCTCCTGAGAAATTGGTTTAATATCAATATTGGAGGTAATGATGAAATTGGATGTATTTGACGTGGAATTTACTTGAGGTTTAAATTCAGTGATATCTTTAATTTTCTTTTTAACATCCACGATTACCTTATCATCGAAATTAAGAAGTTTAGGTTTATGTTTAAGATAATAGGAATAGAAATAAAGACCTCTTGATGTATAATTCAAATTTTTTGATTGTTCTAATAGCTCATCCAAAGAAGCTTTTGAATTATAATAATAACTTTTAACTTGATAAGAGCAAATGTCACAAACCTTATCAGGTGTATATTTGTCATTTAAAAGATTATAGATTATCTCTAATCTTTTAGGTAAAATTAAATGATCTAATTTTTTGCCTTCAAATGCAATAATGTCATTAATTATGAAAATCCATTTACTATCCTTTGTTTTTACCATTTCACCTTCAATAAGGGTGTTTTGAAATAAGGAAGGCGCAAATAGTCCTCTTCCGAGAATAATTCGAGGTTTATCATAACCCGTATGAATTTTCATATCTATAAAATAAATAATTTCAATATCATTATATTTAGTGAAATAGATATAATAACGATTGCCATTAGTTCTTAATGAGATTAAATGAGGGACTTTTGATAGATGTTTAATATTCGTTTCATCTAATTTAAAATAATGCTTTTGAATAATTCGAATTCCATACAAATGATAAATTTCATCTAATATTAAATCTTTAGTGCTATTACATTTAATATTCCAAGCTACTCTATCACCAAATGAAATTATTCCTGTCTGCATTTATAAATAAAATTGAATAAATATTATTCAATTTTTATATTTAAATACAATCATTATAATTAAAGATAAATGAGTTCTTTTTATGCAATTGCTGTTGGTGAAAAAAGAGGTGTGTTTACATCTTGGAACGATTGTAAACCTTTCATTGAAAATTATAAAGGCGCTATTTATAAGAAATTTTCAACTCTCGAAGAAGCCACCAATTTTGTACAAGAATACTCGAATAAGTTATATGTATATACAGATGGTGCTTGTATAAATAATGGAAGTCCGAATGCTCGTGCTGGTATTGGCATCTATTTCTCAAAAGACAATCCCTTAAATATCTCGAAGGAGTTAAAAGGGGCAAAGGTGACAAATAATATTGCTGAATTGACTGCTGTAATTGAAGCCATTCAATTAATAAAGGATATGAAAATGAAAGATAAGATAATTGTCACTGATTCTGAATATGTTATTAAATGTGCTACTACTTATGGAAAGAAATTGGAAGAAAGGGATTGGAAACAAAAGAAGGATAAAATAATTCCTAATTTGGAACTTGTGAGGGAGGTATATGAATTATCGAGAACCTTTGATATTAAATATAAACACATTCAAGCACATACAGATAATAAGGATAGACATTCCATCGGAAATTATTATGCAGATTTACTGGCGAATAAATCGATAAATAATGATTCCCCCAAGGAGATAAAAACAAAACCTAAAATTTATTTAAAGGTTTCATATCAGCAAAAGGACGAAGCGAAAGCTTTGGGAGCAAGGTGGGACGCAACTAAGAAACAATGGTATATATTCGATGATAATAAAAACAAGGAAGAACTATTGGCAAAATATAAATAAAAAAATGATATTTATATATATCAAAGATTACTATCATTATCAAAAAAATGAATCGTTCTTATGAACTTGTGAATGACCTTATCGAATTGTTTAAGAATTCAGGTTCATTATGTTTGGATGTTACTTATAAGGATAATAATATCTATATGAATACGATTAAATACAATCAGATGATTACTTCTACATCGGAGACCATTATGAGTGAAAATATGAAATTATTGAGAGATAATCCGGATGTCCTATTTCTTATCAACAGCTCTATTAACAAAACCTCTTATATTAATAGTGACCAGAGGATTGTTAATAATTGCTTGTGGTTTAATGTAATTAAGAATTTGAATTTGGAGAGTGGCTATGAGACTACTTATGACGATGTTAAAAATTTCAAGGAAACCATTAATTTCAATGGTCATACTTATAAAATTGCTCATTGTATGGTATTTGATGGATATAATGCCAGATTTAAAATTCTTAATTACAAAAATAATCAAAAATACTTATATTCCGATTATATTGATAACAAAGAAGAATTAACAAAGATTTTCAGAGGTGAGAATCAAAATAAGTTTTCAGTTGTGAATGGAACAATTGACCCTACAGACAGTGAAAGTTATGTGCCTGTTTATATTCGAACAACACCAAAATCATCCTTCAACTTTCCTTCCACCTTTGGAACCACCACACCTGCCACTGGAACCTTCAACTTTCCTCTTTCCAAACCTCCTACCTTTGGAACCACCACACCTGCCACTGGAACCTTCAACTTTCCTCTTTCCAAACCTCCTACCTTTGGAACCACTACTCCTACCACTGGAACCTTCAACTTTCCAGCACCAGCCAAACCTCCTACCTTTGGAACCACTACTCCTACCTTTGGAACCACCACACCTGCCACTGGAACCTTCAACTTTCCAGTACCAGCCAAACCTCCTACCTTTGGAACCACTACTCCTACCTTTGGAACCACTACTCCTACCACTGGAACCTTTAACTTTCCAGCACCAGCCAAACCTCCTACCTTTGGAACCACTACTCCTACCACTGGAACCTTTAACTTTCCAGCACCAGCCAAACCTCCTACCTTTGGAACCACTACTCCTACCACTGGAACCTTCAACTTTCCAGCACCAGCCAAACCTCCTACCTTTGGAACCACTACTCCTACCACTGGAACCTTTAACTTTCCAGCACCAGCCAAACCTCCTACCTTTGGAACCACTACTCCTACCACTGGAACCTTCAACTTTCCAGCACCAGCCAAACCTCTTACCTTTGGAACCACCACTCCTACCACAGGAACCTTCAACTTTCCAGCACCAGCCAAACCTCCTACCTTTGGAACCACTACTCCTGCCACTGGAATGTTTAATTTACCTCCGATTAAACCACAAAAGGACAAAAAGGCCAAATCAAATAGAAAAAAAAAGATGGTGAAGAAGACTATCAAAAAAGCAAGAATTGTCAAGATAAAGATAATTAAGAAGAAGTAATATCATCACTTAAATCACTCATATCACTTATTTCACTTAAAACATCGTCATCGGTCGAAACCACTTTTTTATAATTATCATATAACTTAAGACCGATACTAATCATATCGATATTATATTTACTTTGAATTTCATCATTGATGGATAATAAGACGAGATACTTATAATATTCATCACCAGCAACTTTATATTTCACAATTTTGTCATTGAAGTAATTTGGAATAATACAATTTCCAAATAAAAGAACAGATAAGATTAAGTTGTTTTTTATGGCCATATAGTTGTAATAGAGATGTCTAACATAACTCATTATTACTTATAAATAAAAAATGATTATATATTTTATATATTTTACGATATAATGGAAGATATACGTTTATTTATGAAAAAGAATGCCTCTCTTTATAAACTTTCAATAGCTTATAGAGATGGTTACAATCTTTATAGATATAAATTTGATGACTTTACTTTATTATTCAAGGAAACTGATAATGGTGTCGAGTTAAATTATGAAAAGAATGATTATAGAAATTTCAACGAAATTCAATTGCTTTTATTTGATTTATTTGATTATAAAAATATTGAATATATTGATGTCTTTCTACAATTGAAAATAGAAAAATCAAAGACCCCTATTCGTATCGAAGATATTTATAATGATTTCTATGATGATATAAATAAGGAACTTATCTGTGTTAGAAATTTAATTGTAAATGAAGAAAAAATAATTAAATTTAAGATTATCGTATATGATGAACGCGAATATAAACTTTATTATAACTCTGAAACTATCTCGGGTTTTAATGAGATATTAGAAAAAATAGATAAACTATTATAAGAGCCTACTTAAATCAGCTTTTTTAATTTCATCTTTATGATTTTTAAAGATAGTTGTGATATAACTATAAGCATCATTAATCTGTTCAAATGAAACACCTCCTGTAATTAAAACACTTCCACTTTCAAAGATAGCAACCGTAATTTTCTTACAATCCTTTAATCCATTTCCACTACCCTTTCCAAAACAATTATCACAACATCCACAAATACCATTTTGTTTATCCTTATTTTTATTCCAGAAAAACTCCAATTTTACTCCGTGATACTTACCGGGTTCGAAACTACACTTATTATTATATTGGTCACTAATGAGAATTTTATGTAACACCTTTCGTCTAATAATAAATTTATCTGTCATTTCAGGATTGGAATAGGTTTTGAAATCGGTATTAATCATTCGAATATGGAAATTATTAAAACCAATCGCTTCATTAAAATTCTCATTAGAACTAATCTTGGGATTCAATTTATGAATTCGTTTCAATTCTTCAATCACTTGATTTACAATTACATTCACATCATCTTTATTTTTAACCCCCGTAATTTGAATATTGCCATTCTTGAAAATCTTCAAATTAGGATAATTATCAGCCTTATATAAGACTGTTACTTGATTGTCAAATGACGTCTTTTTTGTGGTGTTTTTAACATTTCTCTTCTTTTTCGGATAAACACCTCGCTTATTATCTCCCTCTATTTTTGGATAATGTATCCAAATAAAATTCGACTTACCTTCTATAGTAAAATTTTCATAAAGAACAACTAAATCAATATTAATTCCTAAATCGACATTACAAGTAATTGTGCTAACCTTATAAGGAGTAAAATAAATATCATCCATTAGAAATTAATTTGATTACGATATATAAAGGTTTTAAATCTTTATATCATTTTTTATTTTCCCGAAATCTTGTTCAAATAAGAGGTGTTTAAAATTTCAGTAGTTGAATTTGCAGCAATCATCGGTGGGACATTTAGGATATAGGTTTTATCATTATTTGCGTGAGCTTCTCTAAATTCATCAATGGTCATTGTGCCTCCAAACATCTTTAATAGATATCTCGATGGAGCTGGTCGAATTGTCTTTGTGATTCCACATCTTTTAGCAATCATCTGTATCCAACTATTAATTTCCCAGACCTTATCACTTCCACCATTAATAGAAAAGTTGTAGGCACTTTTACATTCAAATGAACAAAAATAACCAGTAACGTAATAGGTGTCATTGATGGAATCATAGTTATAAGGTAAACCATAAACATTTCCCTCAATTAAATGACAGCACCAATAACAATGAGTATTATTTTTATTTTGAAAGTTATTTATATTTGCGTGATAAAATTCATTATCACAAGAAATATCACTTACATCATTATTAAAATAACAAATACTTTCATAAGGTGATGGCTCGTCCACAATTCTATCATCATTTTTTTCATTATTGATGATAGCATTAATCTTATTTTGAGATATTGGTATTTGAATTATAATATCATTGGTATCATTTTCACGTATCATACTATCAATAATATTCTTCTTGTTTGATTTCTTTACAACCACGTCACTAACAACTTTCTTTCGAGGCATATTAGAAATATATTACGCCTTATTTTCTTAAGTAATTAAAGAAAACTTCTTTAATAGTCCCTAATACCTCACTTATATCTTTCTTATTTTCAGTAATTGAATAAGGACATTTATTTACAGATAAATTTCTTACTTCTTTTTGAAGCTCTTGTAACGCACCTATGAAATAAACAAAAGAGATTATAATCACTATAAATACAATAAATAACGTTAAATCCATTATTTATTATAAATAAAAAAATTAAATTCGGAAAGCATATTCTACCGTTCCATTGATATATCTTAGGATATTAATGGTTCTCACATAATAATTCAATCGATATTTATAAGTATAAGGTTGTACTCTTCCTCCCAATCTTGTTAATTTATCATTCAATTCCAAATTATCCTCTTTATTTGTATAAACATAAAGAGATGTTTGAATAGTTGAATTATCAGCACAGCCAGACGGTTGAGATTTCTCAGGGAATAAAGCATATGAATAACAATAAATACCTTGTTTTGGAATACTTGTATGATGTCTGTGAGGTTGAATTATATTAAAGAAGTTTGCGTCATTTTCAGCCACCCTTTCAATCGTCCTATTATACATAATCATTGCTTTACTCATAATAGGCTTATCGTTATTCTCGACGACACTATTGGTATAATTAGTGAGATTATTGAAACGATAATAGTCATCTCTTTTTAATGTCCAAATGATTTCCTTAATAGGAGTATTTACTCCTTGTAAGGCAATCTCATTTGCTAAATCAACACCGGGATTAACGACTGTTTCGGTACTCATTACCATTTTATCAACAATAACATCAATTTGAGGTGTTATGTTTAGCTGAGTGAGTTCATTATTATTAAGAAAGGTAATATTAGCCTCCACATAAGCATTTATTTGCTTATTGGTAATAAAGGTATCAAATGAGATTTTATCATTTGGATTTAATTCATTATAAAAGGCTGGACTTACAAATAAATTTAAATCACTTGAATAAACCTGATAAAGATTTTCAATACTTTCAAGTGTAATCTCCAAATAGAAATTATTAGCAATTCCAATTTTTGATAATAAAACGCCCAATGATGGATTTTTTGTAAAATTAAAGGATAATGGAACAATTATTTCTCGACCCTTAATAGAAGCAACACCTGTAGCTTTATTACCAATTGGATAAGCATTAGCATATCTATTATTATTGATAGTAATGATTGGAATGTCCATTTTAGGATTAAAAAAACTACTTAGATTTCCAGTAATTTTATTGAAATTATCTTTAACATTTTCAGTCAATTCATTTGAGATAATTAACCATTCACCTGTAAGAACATCTAATACCTGATTATTATAAATCAACTCAGCCTTTTTTATTAATAAAGTTCCGAAATTAGGTATCCATCTGAATTTATGTATATCACTTGAATAAATATCTGGTAACTTGTATCTAAAATAAAGTCCATTCAATATATTTCCCACATTTGTTATATAACACCTAAATTTATTTTCATTTCCACTTAAAGAAGGTTGTGTTCCGTCAAAATATAATTTTCGCGTATCCATTGCGAAATTCGTATGTCGCTTATAAACAAATTTATAATAACTCATAAGAGGAACTATATTAGTATCACCTGGTGTACCAACAAGATATGATAATGAACTACTATTGGCTGTTACAAGTTGTGCTATAGGACCCGTATTAGTCATTTATTACTACTATTATTTTATTTTTTATATTGGTTTAATTGGTAATTCTTTTTCATTATCAGTATCGTACATATCAAAATTAACTCTATTACCAATCTGGAATGTTCTTGTGGTATTAGCCGCTAATTTAATCAAAGTATTATCAAATTTACTATTATATAATTTTAGGACATCATCACTGGAAAGAGCATAATTATGATATGTTAAATTGGCCATTTTAAGAGGCACGTCCTTGGTTATTTCATCACTCTCAGTTATAGTTCTTACACTATTAATACCAGCATCTTCAAAATGAGGGAAAGGATTTAAATATAAATATCCCGCATTTTTCTTCATCACCGTGGAATAACTATTAGTATTATTTTCATTCGCAAGTTCGTTATTTAATGTAGAACGGTCAGATATTAAAGTTCCATTAAAATAAATTTTACAATTGGTTCTATTTACAAATAATTCATCTTCATTGGCAGGATTTTCTTGCATAACAATTGTAACCATATTGAAAGTTTTGTTATACATACGATTATCAATATCCTTAATTCCCAATTTATTTTTCTTACTGTCTAACAAAGAAGAAGCTCTACAATTCAACTTTTCAGAAGATGAATTAAATGTATCAGGATGATTAATATTATTATATTCGACAATTAATTCAGTACCGTCATTACTTAATTTTACTAAAGGATTTTTAACTACAATATTAGCTTTTGGTTTTAAATCACGATCAACAGTATCACAACTATAGTTATATTGATTATAAGGTAATTTATCTTGAACACCCTTATAAAATAAAACTATATATTTTTGTTTTTCTGCTGTACTATTAATAAGATTATTATTAAAATCTTTAATGTTATAATATAACCAAAAATTATAGGAATATTCAGCACCTCCATTTTGATTCACAGATGGATTCAAGTCTTTATAATAAGGACTGTCTTTATTGAAAGTTTCTACTATACCCATAGGATTGTCAAATTCATAAATTCCCTTGAAAATCTCGGTATCGTGTTTATTCGTATTAAATATCTTAATGGAATTTACATATTCTCTATCAAATATTGAATAGGCAATAAATCCCATTATTAATATTAAGAAAATTGCTAATACGATTTGAATAAATATATCCAACATTTCTATTTAATTATATATATTTTTATATTTTATAAATGGGACTTCTTACGCCATAATTAGACAATCCTAATCTTGATAATATACCTCCAATGGGACCACTTGAATAATCATCATATATATCCTTTTGATTTAATTCATAATTATAAGTGGTAACTTTTGATATTAATCCTGAAAATCCGGGTCCCTCAGCAAAATCATTGGGACTTCCACCAATATTTAAGAATCCTTGAACATTTAAATTCAAATCTCTTAAATCCTTTATGCATCCTTCTAAAACGGAATCTTTCTCACCAGTACTTGTGCTATTCACGAGATCACCATCAACATAGGCGTAAATATAATTCTTATAAGAATTAGCATTACAGACAACAGCAATATGAACCCATCGTTGTAATGGAACATAAGGAATAACTATCCCTTGACGCATAAATTCAACAAGACTTCCATCCAATTGTGAATATTTAAATTCAGCAGTACTACCTTTCTTTGAAAAGCGGATATAAAGACGATTATTATTTTTATCAAGGAATATATATGGCGATGGTTTATTAATATTTACAACTTCCTCGGTTTCATTAACATTAAAAACATTCTTATACATTCCTTTATATTTATTCATATCGTGAAGATAAATCCAGAAACTAAAGGTACGTCGTTCACCATTTCCGGTTTTATCATAGGTAAATTTTATTTTGCGTTTTTCATTAGAAACAACCGGTGTTTTCGTTTCTTCAGCCACAACTTTTACTTGTAAGAATAATCGAGTGGTTATTAAATAATAGAGAAGGTATGCTAATAATACACATACAATTACAACAGCAATAAGACCAAAATAAATATATCCACTATTAAATAATGAATCATAATTTTCCTTTACTTTACTTGTTAACGTAGAGGAAGTACTTGATAATGTGTTTTTTAAACTGTCAAGAGGGTTAAAAGAACTTGGTGTAGAATCCATATTTATATCTATCTAATATTAATAAATAAATTTTCTATTTATCAATGTTAAATGGTAATTTCCAATATGCTGGAATGGAAACGATTTACTATAATTTGATTTATTCGTTTTTTTTTGTAATGATAAATAACTTAACATCTTCGTGAAATTACTAAGTCGTAAATTCTTATTTTTCTTATTTGGGATTTTAAATAATCCTTCTATGATACAAATGAATAGTTCTATACCTATTTCATTACATTTGCTCATTATAATATCGAAATAGCATAGATTTATCATAAATGATTTATAAAAAAGCTCTTTTTGTTTCTTAACCCCTTTTCTATTTTCATAAAGTTCCGTGATTAGATTTTCGTGAAAATTCAATGGTATTATCCATTGTTCTTTATTAATAATCCTACGCAAGTTATTTCTATTAAAAACATTTGAATATAAATCATCAATTGCTATGATATCATCATTGTGATTGAAATAGGTGTTAGTTACCATTCGAATAGCATTTGATAAATTAAAATCAGGATTATCAATTATTTTTGTCGCTTCATTAAACTTAATATCACTCTTATAGGATTTAAGGATTTCATAAATTTCCGTATTACTCATTACCGGTGTTTCAAAAATCTTACACTTCTTCTTTATATCCCCTAATCGTTTCACTATATTATTATTAATGATACAAATGATGGGTATATGTTTTAATTTATTGGTATTTGATTGTATGAAATTATGAAGAGTTATATTAATTGTACTATCTAATGATAATAGGATATCAAAGTCGTCAATTATAATAATTTTACGCGCATTATTATTGGTCAATGTTTGAATTAACGATGAAACAAAACTTTTATATAAAAGGTCGTTTAATTGTGCCGAAGTACAACAATTAAAACTATCGATATTTATGATGAATAATTCCAAATTTTTACATAAATTATTAATACTATAGGTCTTACCAATTCCACTATAGCCGGACATAAATATACAAGAATCGAATGACAATTTTTTATTATCATAGCTATTTATAATCCAATTTTTGATAATATCCATATTAGTAATTATTTAGCTACAATTCTTATAATAAGATAAATATAGTAAGAGAGAATGGCCAAGATGGGATAAATGATATCTAATGTAATCATTGTTTTTCCATTATAGGTCTTAATTGTTCCATTTTTATGAAACATTATCGATGGTTTTAATATAAATAAAAGAAGGAGGATTAGGATATAAATAAGGATAGGTATGAGTATCATCACTATTATTCTATAAATTAATTATAGAATAAATGATTATTAATTTGATAATTGTAATAGCAGTAATTATAATATTTGTAATTTTTATTTCCTATCAATTAGAGTCATTCACTGATAAAAATTATACCAATACAAATGTAATCTCTCCTGATTATTATTCCTATAATTCATATCTACCCTATGATATCATCAGTAAAAATAAGGATGATGTGATTTATGATTACGGTAATGATGAATTAAATGAAATCTTTCGAAAGAAATTTAACATCGATTATAAAAAGGTAATTACTTTAAGTGACGGTATTAATTGGTCGAAATGGAACGACGTAAATGAAATAAATCATTCCACAAGATTATATAACTATTATTTAAATGTTATTGATGATTTCTCAAAGGGTTTGAATGATAGTTGTTTTGATATCAATGGCTCCAAATATAAAATCATTAAACATCATCTTAAGAGATACAAATATTCATTAGATGATTCAAATACTAATTTATTAGATATCAGTGTTCTTATCTATCGCGATAAAAGACCTTTGGCAAAACATATAAAAATCCTCGCCATTTGTAATGGAATTTACACAAACTTCCTAATGATAAAGGTCATAGGAGTGGTACCTGAATGTCAACTGAAAACATCGATATCCACTTATGATATCACTAATGATGAGGATAAATATAGTCATTTTACACCCACTGAATATGTCAATTATGATATGAATAGTTTTATTTATGATACTAATGATAAATTGGCAAATTCGGAGGCCGAAGCCACTGTCTATTATAATCTACTTAAGGATTTAAGATAATAATAGTAATAAAAATATGTCTCATTTCGAATACGTTGTTGCTGGTGAACTCACTCCCGAATTTGAAGAAAAAACAAAAGAACTTCTTAAAAGAATTCAAGATGGTACTGCTTTTTACAACCTTACAAGATATACTGATGAGCCTCTTGAGGGAGATAAAAAGTATAGAACTATTATTCTTACATCTGCTTGGAATGTATGGCCGCCTCTTTTTGAGCTATTGAAGGGTGCTAATGCTACTTATATGGTCTATCATAAACATAGAGTTATATAGAGAATTTATTCCATTCAGAACGTAAATCTTCCATTATTTTTATAATTTCTTTACAATTATCAATAAAGAATTGCTTATAAATTTGAGTATCATTGGTTGACAAAGAGAAACGAACTATGAGACGATTGATGAGCGGGTGAGGACAAATATATCCCACATAAGAACAATTATAGGATTTGTATTTATTCTCATCGCGAATATATTTATTATGAAGAAGTGATTGAATGATATTCCCTAAGGTGTCATCTTCATTATCAATTTGAAAGTTGTAAGAATTTTCACAACTCGGAACTGCTTCGATATAAATAGAATCTTCATTTAATTTTAACATTAGATTCTCAAGTTTTTCAATAATGATATCAATGGCTTTCTTAAATAGATATTTATAAGAAAGACCATTTATAGATTCAATCTGAAAGTTGATACTGATTGGGTCACCATATTCATTTTTGATATAATTACGTTGTTTATCGAGAATATTATCTTTCGTTTCCTTGTCACTCTCCACAAAGAAGAAATTGGCTAATGATACGGGTGAAAAGGCGGCATTTAATTTACCAGTCCTTTTAATGGCAGTTGCTGTTATATGAATTTGTTCACCTGGTCGCAAACGAGTTATGAGTATATGAGATTTAGTAGTTTTATTGGGGGGAAATAAAGCCTCTAATTCCTTTTTCGTTAAATCTTTACCTTTATAAGTACCTGTGAAATGTTCAGTGGTGATGTTAGTTATTTCATTTGTCTTATTTTTGATATTTAACTCAAAATTATAATCATCATCCTCATAAGTATCAGTAATAGCTTCACTTACGTAAATCGGAATTAATCCAATTCTATGAATCATAAACTCATTATGAAGAGGTCCTGAATTAAATGGAATTTTTATGGTAGGTTCATCCTCACCATAAAAACCAACCACAGGAATTTCAGAAAGCAAAACTCTTCGAATGGAATTTACGATTGCTAAATCAACATTCGTAATTAGAAAAGAATGTCTGTCTGCCTTATCGTGATAATTATAACTCGAAAACATTTTTATCTTTATTTAAGATATTTATAATTTTTTATGTCATTTTTTTAATTTTTAATTTGTGAGTAATTTAATAAATGATTTTATTTTATAGTACAAGTTGCCAACATTGTTCTGTTTTATTAGATACTATTAAACGCCACGATACTAAAAAAACGATTAAATTAGTTTGTATTGATACAAAAATTTCATTAATAAAATCAAAAATCACAAATGTTCCAGCTCTTATGTTTCTTCCCACAAAGGAGGTTATTTATGGAAAAGCAGTTTTTGATTATCTTTTATTACCCAATCGGGGCTATCTATTTTCGAATAATAGTACTCGTGATAAAGGTAATAGTGACTCATCGTCATTAAGTGCGCCTGTACCTATGAATAATCAAGTGAGTGTTAATGAACCCCACGCTTTTTCATTAGGAAGTATTTTAAGTGATAGTTATAGTGACATTGATGATACCAATTCAACGATTTCTGTGAATAAGAATTATAAATGGGATTTAATTGATGGGTCTTCTACTTCCCCTCCACCCATTGACAAAAACTTTAAAGAAAAAGCTGACAAGAAATTACCATCTCTCGAGGAATTAACGAAAGAAAGAGAAAATCTATTTAAGGATATTAAATAATCTTAAATATATATAAACGTAAATGAGTTCATCCATAATTATATTTAATCAATATTATTATGACCTTTTGACTAAAATTAGAACTATCGCAAAGAAGCATAAGGAACATAGCTCTACTGCTGCTAAAGTTGTTGAGGTAGTTAAGGAGCATTATAAGGAATTTGATAAATCATCAGGTGATTATGTTTTATTTCTTAATGAGAATTGTAATGAGGATTTTTGGAAGTCCTATGTGGAGGTAAGTAAGGAAGATGCTGATGATTGGCTTAAGAAAGATGAGGTAAAATCGGTTTGTCTTTATAAGGATATTACTATTGCTGACATCACTAAACTCCTCAGAGATAACTTCCTATGTCATCATTATCTAAGTGTTCTATATATCTTTAAAAATGAGATGTCTGACGAGGATGCCGCAAATATTCTTAAGGTTCTTCAAACATTCCAAGAAGAGTTTGATTTGGAAAATAAGGATTTCAAGAAGGTGATTGAACGTCTCAACTCCATTAAAACTGATAAGGTAAAGTCTGATTCTAATTTTGATGGTATGGATAATCTTAAAGACACAACTATTGGTAAGATTGCTAAGGAGATTATCGATGATGTAAATATTGATAAACTCAAGAGCTCTCTTTATAATAATGATGGTGATATCTTCAAGGCTCTCGCAAATCCAGAGAATGGTCTTGGTGAGCTATTTACTACTGTAGGTAGCAAGGTTACCAATAAAATTTCATCAGGTGAATTAAATCAAGAGGCTATTATGAAGGACGCAATGAAATTTGCTTCTTATATGTTTGGTAAAGGTGAGGGTGGTGGTATGGATGATGCCTCAGGTTTTAATATGGCAGATATGATGAAAATGATGAGTGCTATGAATGGAATGGGAGGTGGTGGAAAGAAGGGAAGTAAAATGGCGATGAATAAACAGGGATTGCGAAATCTTGCTAAAAAGGCAGATTTACAAAAGAAGTTGGCAGCTAAAAAAGGAAAGTAATCGTCTTTAATTTTTTTATAATTCTTTTCAATAGAAAGAGATGAATTTTAAGGAAAAGCTAATCACAGTTGCGTCAGTGATTATTTTCGTATCACTAATTGCTGCTTTAATTTTCAGAGAAATGGGTTTTATCTTATTTGGATTAATTACGTGTATTTTCCTTTTTTATATTTATTTATATAACGAAGAGGTAAAAACAAAAAAAAGAGAGACATTGGATTTCTTTCATAGAGATGTTATTAATCAAAAGACCTGTGTGAAACCAACAAAAGATAATCCTTTTATGAATCCAAATATTATTGAAAAAACGAATTTAGATTTAAATGCTTGTGATGTTGATAATAGAAAGGTAAGAAGGGGTATCGATACCTATTTTAAAGACCCTGTATTTAAGGATGTCATTGATATCTATGATAGAAAGTTTTCTGAACGTCAATTTTATACCGTACCTGCTACAACGATTCCTAATGACCGCGAAGCTTATGAAAAATGGTTATATTCGAGAGATAAGACTTGTAAGGAAAATAATGGAGAAAGATGCTATTATAATATAATATAAAGTATAATTAGAATATATGGATAAAACAACTTATTTCGATTATCAAAATAATTTATGCTCCGACAGTTGCTGGCAAGACTTCTTAAATAAAGGTAATGATAAAATTATGAATTACAGCACTTTTGAAAATTATGCTCAATTATTACCTTGTGAAAGTCCCAAAGTCAGAGTTCCTGAATTTATGTTTGACCATCCCAATTTAAGAGGACGTCCTGGTTATGGTCTAACAGAGCCATGTTTAGTTGATACTTATAGTGATTTATTAATGAATGATGAAAAGGTTACAAGAGACAGATGTCGAATTCAATTAACTCAGAGAATTTTCACAGGTGTTCCTCAATTAAAGGGATGTGAAGTTGATTCACATAAGGAATTAGAATTATTAGCGGGTTCCGATTCCTCTTATCAAACGAGTGGATGTAAAAAGAGAATAATGGAAGTTCAAATGAAAAATCCCATTCCATTAGTAGATTGTATGAAAGATATTCAAAACCCTGAACATATAGTTCCAATATGGACGAATGGCGGTGAGGATACTCGTTCATATATAAATCGATTAAATTTCAATAAAAATATTTACAAATAATAGAGATAATGAGCTTTAATAGAACGAAATATGATAATTGCTCTTATACAATGGATTTAAAGACCAATGTAGATACCTTAGGTCATATCTTAGCACCCTATAGATATGAACATAAGGATAAGTGTATGCATGAATTAGGATTTGTGGGAGGTACTGCTGTTTCACATATACAAGGAAATCTTGTAGATTTGGATAGTGAGTTACGAGGACAAACCCGAATCATTACGAAATGTCCTACTAATAAATATATGCCAAGTAATACAAATGTGATTAATAATGATAAAACTGAACCAATTGATACGAATATGAAGCATTTGCCTAAATGTCAGGCTATTATGTATCGCTCCATTCCATTACCTCCTCCGATTAAAATAAATAATTGTTAATAAGTTTTTTTTATTCTTATTCTAATAGAAGAATAGTCAAATGCAACTTAATCCAAATGATACAAGAATGAGATATGATAAAAGCTCATATCAGGAACAATTAGAACGTTCAATATTTCCAGGTGTATATAAATTAGTTACTCCTCATAACGATTGTGATGATTGTAGTCAATATATGCCAAATGACCCAGAAATTCGATATCAAAGTTATGGTCATCACACCTGTTCTATGAAAAAGGCAGTGGATGATTCAAGTGAGTTATATGGATTAAATTATAAGAATTCTAAATGTAATAGTGATGCTTATGCTCCCAATAGTTATATCTCTACTGGATGTGTGCCTAAAATAATTGAGGATGTTCGAAAATGTAGCACTCCTACTGAATCTTGCCGTCTTTCTAATCCTCCTTGTACCTTAAAAGAAACTGGAATAAATCGTTTTGACCCCTTATGTTGGGATCCACAAGCTAAGGCATTGGAAAGTTTTGATAGAATTGGAGTTAATTATCGTATGGTGGCAAAAGATAATCACGTTCCTTGTATCGAAACGCCTGATGAACAGGAGAAATTTATGCCTATGAAAAATGCTGGTATGGATTATTCAAATGATTTAAATCAATGGGGACAGATGCATAAAGAGAATAGTAAATATTCACCTGGATATCCCTATGCAAGTGCTACTTTGAATTTAAAGTGTAATTAATAATTTAAGATTTTATTTAATTATTTTTATTTAATTATTTTATTATTTATAGAAAAATGGAAGAGGTAGATTTTAATTATCAGGATGAAGAATTGGACGAAATAGAATATTTCGAAATTGTCTCCTATAATGAAATTATTAAATTAAATCCTACCTTTGTCGCCTTCTCAAATGAAGAAATTACTAATCATCTTTTAGGTTTTTTTCAATCCACCATAAAAGCAGAGTGTTTCTTGAAGTTATTCAATGAAATTATTGATAGACAAAAAAATCCAATTAATACCAAAAATTTTATAATAGTAGCCGACGCAAAACGAGGCAATTTTACTGAAGTTTATGACGATGAAGAAGAACAACAAGAAGCAATAAAAGAAGGCTTTAGAATCAGTGATTTTGTTGCTAAAATTAAAGGTAGTAATAAAGAACAAGTTCAATTGGCCTTTAAAAATAAAAATAAGTTATGGTTCCCACTTGAGTATGATAATGAAAGCAATCGTATGAAATTTAATGCCAAGAACACCACTATTATTGATTTAATTGATAATGACAGTTATATCCTTTTTAAAGACGATGAAAGAGATATACCTATTATGGGTGTTTATTTCTATGAGCCAGTGGTTCAGGATAATAATAATCTAAATGAAAAGATTTGTAGTCATTTAATTGAAACAAGACATAAAGATAACATTCATAATGCTGATGATTATAAAGATTTTAATGATTTGATGAATAGTTATAAGATTAAATTACCTTTGGATAAAATCGACGAAGATGATTATCACTATCTATCTTTAAGTAACCTACTCAAAAGATTTAATTATGATTTGGATTATATTGATATCAAGGATTTTGATATTTTAAGCAACTATCTTAAAGAGTTGAACAAAAAAGAAAAGAAATTGGATGTTAAATATTCATCAGCACTTAAAAATAGAAAAATTCATTTGGATAATAATCGCTTCATCTTCTATTCCGTCTTAAAGAAAGCATTTGGATTAGTGGATATCACTCTTATGTCTGCTAAAAAACTTCAATCAGAACTTGAATTAATCAAAGCTCAAAAGGTTTTCATAGACCCTCTACCTCTTCATAAAGACCTCTCCGCTTTAATTACTAACATCAATAATGACAATTATAATGATATCATTAAGAATTTAAGAGATATAAGGAAAAATGTTTCAATTGATAATTGCTCAACAGCACTTGAAGGTTATTTGAAGGTTGATATGGAAACAGTAAAAAGACATTTTGAAAAAATTGAAAATAAATTCAATCTCCTTATGGGTGTTTATAAGGATTTATATGAAATTAGTTTTTCATTTGAAAAAGAAATAAAAGAATTTAAAATTGGAAATGATATTAAGAATTACGAAGGGATACCTGTGAATATTGACACAAACACTGAAGAGTCAATTATTCCTGTAATTGATGATGATATTATAGAAGAAAAAGATTTAGATGAACAAAAAGATGAATTAAATAAATATTATAACAATTATTATTTTAATTTAGAAAAGGGGTTTGCTCAAGCTTTAAGACAAGTATTACCATTTATAATGAAATTACAGGAGTTATGTAAACTACCTATCAATCTTATGATGATTACCAATCATCTCTTTAATCTTTATCGAGGTATCCCCGAGAAATATACCATTATCAGAGAGAAATATAAAGATAAATATGATGAGAATCATTGTAAAGAACAGGCATTAAAAACTGAGAAATATGTATTGGAGAGTGATAGCGAGGATAAGTTATTAAAAGAGGCAAATAAGGAATATCTCGAAATTATTAAGAATATGATTTATGATGTCATTTGTAAATGGTCAATTGAACTTCAGAAAGAATTATTAGATGAAACTTTATTATATTCAAAAGATATCTATTATATCCCTTGTTATGAATTATGGAATGAATATGGTGCTCCTTATAATATGGAAACTAAAGATAAAGATGGGGTTCTTTATTATCTCATTTGTATATTTGAAGATGTTTATAAAGAGATGTATAATTATCATTCATTAGAAAAAGATTTCAAAGCAACTATTGTGAAGAAAATAACTGAGAATTATGCAAATGACTTGAAACAATTTCAAAAAGATGAGGTTAAAAAGAAAAAGGAGAATAAGGGAGCGGAGGCACAAAAACGATTGGCAAAGTTTCTTCAAGATAAGAATTATACGGATGATAAGTTTTTTGAAGCCTTTATTCAATCATTGATTTATATGCCCTCAGTTAAATTTGAGAAGATTCATAAATACCTCTTAGGTTGTTGTTTGGAACAAATTGATAGTGACTTTACGGCTGACAAATTCTTCAAAACCAATCGCAAGGATTTGGAAAAAGCTAAATCTAAATTTTCAGGTGACAGAGTTTTAAATAAACAGAGATATTTACGTTTCTATTTATCAAAATCAAAAACAATTGAAAAACCAGAGAAATTTGGAGGGATTAAATATGAAAGTCTTAAATATCCCATTTATGAAAAATCTCTCGATAGTTGGTTTAAGACTTTAGACGATACCACAATTTTAAATAAAAGTAATATTGACGATATTAAAATAAGATTAGTTGCCACATATCAAACTCATTTAAATGATTATCTACCTTTATTTGATAAAAATAAAATTAAATTATTTAAAACTTATAAATTCTCCAATTATAGACAATTATTAATAGCCGTTTCGACTGTTCTATTTAGTCATTTAAAAGAAAAAGCTATGCCCATTATTTATAAGATTAATAAAACAATCGAAATGTTGGATAAATTAAATTCCATTATCAATGATGATAATGAGACTGATATTCATCAGATTATGACTATTATAGTGATACGAGCTATATGTATTCCTTGTTTCCCTGATATTAAAAAGATAACTAATTTATATTCCTATTTATCTCTTGATATCGAAAAGGATGTTTATTTGAAGATTTTTAGTGATATTAAAACCAAGGTTTTTAAGATAATGGAAGAAAATAAGATGCCTACATTAAAAGAACAAATTGATTATATTAATAAAATGCGTGAGGAAAATAAAGATAAGATTTTATCAGATTTAAATAAGAAATCGAGAGAGGAGAAAGATGTATTAAAGGAATTGAAAAAGATTGGATTAGAGGGAATGATGGAAGATGATGTTATTATTGATGTTAATAAACCAATTGACGATAATGATATGGATATGGAAGGAGAAAATGAGTTTTCATTGGAAATAGAGGATGGCGATATGGATAATTTTGAAAAAGATGATTTTGGATTTATTTATGCTGACTAATTATTTATTTTTTTGTTGTTTATCTATAATAGAAATGGATTTTATAATCAATGAAACTCCTTCAATGGATAATGTCTATAATTCCACTTATTATAAACAAACAAGAGATTATGAACAAAATTTAGCAAATAAATCTTATGAAAAAGCTAAAAATCCATTCAAAACTGGTGTTGTTCCGATGCCTTCTTATTCAGATATGTATATGGATCCAAATGAATATAATAATGTGAATAATAATTATGTGAATAGTTTAGCGGGCACCAAAATCCCTATTCAAGATTTTACTCACGGAAATATGCAACAATTCTTACGTAAAGGTGTTACACAACCTGTAAATTTAGATAACACCGCCACTTTCAGTGAGAAGTTTGGATATAACGATTTTAAAGCTCGAAAAACCGAAGTTGAGCCATTCTTTCAACCGCAAACCGATATCTCTTTATTAAAAGGAATGCAAGACCCTTCTGATTTCTTAAAAGAAAGAACTAATTTAACTGGTCGTCTTAATAATTATAATCCAATTCAAAGTATTCGTGTAGCTCCTGGATTAAATCAAGGTTATAACTCAAGTGGTTCTGGCGGATTTCATCAAGCCGATAGTCTTATATATGCTAAACCTAAAACAAAAGAGGAATTGAGACCCGCAAATGACCAACGCTCTTCTTTATTTGAAATACCGGTACAAGCACCTGCGAAAAGTCAAATAGATAAAAGAGGAGTTGTTACCCCTTTTAATAAAAATAGACCTGAAACTACTTATCGACAAACTGAAGAGAATTGGTTTAAAGGTCAATCCTATTTAAAGAAAGATACGGCAAGACCTGAGGAGAATCTTAAGGATACTACTCGTATTGGAACTCACAACTGTTATTATGGTTCTATTAAACACCAAGATGAACAATTAAATCCTACTGAAGATTATGGAAAAAAATCTATTTTAGTTTATAACACAGAAAAACACGAATTGGCTAAAGTTCAAACACCTGTAGCAAATCTTACCTCTATTGTAAAAGCAGTTATTGCTCCTATAACTGATGCTCTTAAAATAACTATGAAAGAATATTTTGTGGATTCCTCACGTTATTATGGAAATGCTGCTCCACAAATACCTGAAAAACAAACAACTTATGACCCTCATAATCATATAATGAAGACTACTGTAAAGGAAACCACTATTCACGACAGTGACCCAGCAAATCTTACAGGTGATAAAGAAACTTATTCAGCTTTATATGATGACGCAAGAACAACTGTAAAGGAAACCACTATTCACGACAGTGAACCTGGTAATCTTACAGGTGATAAGGAAACTTATTCTGCTTTATATGACGACGCAAAAACAACTGTAAAGGAAACCTTAATTCACGATGATTATACAGGTAATGTAAATGTTAGACAAATTTCTTATTTGGAAAATGATGATAAAATGAAAACTACTGTAAAACAAACACTTCCGGTACAAGATAGCACGAGAAATATAAATAATGTAAATTATAAAAGCACTTATGTATATGACCCTTCTATTGTTGCCAAAACAACTCTTAAGGAAACTGTTGTGTCTTCTGGCGGAAGTCAATTTGGTTTTATCAGTGGTTTGTTAAATAGTATTATCGGTGGTTATGCCATTAAAGAAGAAACAGCAAAAAATACACAAAGACAATATTCACATATGGAATATAACGGTGGACTTAAGAGTGCTGTAACCTTTGTTCCAACAGACAGAGATGCAGAGATGAATGCTGAAATCGATGGAACTCGTGAATTAATACAAATGAAGGCAGCACATACTCCCAATGGAGCTGGTAAATTCACATCTATAGATAAATCTAATATTAATATGGATGTGAAAAAACAAATAGATATACAGGAATCTGCTGAACCAACGCGAAATATCGGCAGAATTTATCAAACTACCCCATTAGCTATTACAGATGATAATATTACCAACCATTCAAAAAGAGATAATGCTTATGAAAAAAGATTAGATTCAGCATTATTAGCTCCCATTTATGATAATCCTGATGTTATTAAAATTAATCCTATTAAGATTGAATGTTAAAAAATAATCACTAATATAAGGGCAATAATATAAAGAGCAAGAAAGATGGATGGATTGAAGTGTGAAATCTTAATTAAATTTAAAGAATCGATGAAAAAGTCATTTCCTTCATCAATGAGTGTATCTACTAACTGATGTTGATTATAAAGAACCCACTTACAAATCTTATTCTTCACGTGATAAGGTTTCCTTAAAATGAGACGTTTATTTTTTGTGATGGTTAATGGTGTTTTAGCAAGAAGATAGACAGCAATTGAAGCCGTCGTAGGTTCAAGCATCATTGGTTTTATATAAAGCATTTATATAATCTAAATTTAAAAAAAATTTAAATCATTTTTTTTTGATAAAAAGACAAAAATTTGTCTTTTTTATACACGAAACTAAAGCTTTAATCTTCAATCGAAAATCTCAATTCCTCCTCGGCATCAAACTCAACCTCGAAATACTTATCCATCTCGTCATATTGCTTCTTTCCATAATACCAACGCTGAAAGTCAGAGGGTTCCCACTCCTCGTATTCCTCGGCTTCGTCATAGATAGGACCAACGGGTTCATAATCGTATGAAGTATCCATTTTGTCTTATAATCTTAAAATAAAAATAATTGTCAATTTTTATATAAATCTATCTAAAATAATAAAAATTTATTCATCGACGTGGAAAGACAAAAATTGTCTTTATACAAGAAACTAATGATTGGAAAACCCCAATTCTTCCTCAACATCCAGTTCATCCAAATCTCTTCTATTATTAGAAGGCTTCGCAGCATTCCAATACTCGAAATCGAGCGGCTCCCAATTCTTGAATCTATCAGTAGTCTCAACCAAATCCCTACTCTTATCAAAACGTTTCGCAGCATTCCAATACTCGAAATCGAGTGGCTCCCAATTCTTGAATCTATCAGTAGTCTCAACCAAATCCCTACTCTTATCAAAACGTTTCGCAGCATTCCAATACTCGAAATCGAGTGGCTCCCAATTCTTGAATTTGTCATCACATACAGAACCGAATGAATTATCCATTTTGTCTTATAATCTTAAAATAAAAAATGAATGTCATATTTTTATATAAATCTATCTAAAATAATAAAAATTAAATGTTGAGAGAATTATTTAAGGCCATTTCCACAAGAGACAGTCCCTATCATAATATTTATTATCTTACTGATACTGAAGTTAGATTTACTATCAATGATGATAGGATTGCCCGAGTTATTACTATTTCAGTTCGACACGAAGGTGATAAGTATATGGCCTATGCGTTTGAAAAATCACAAATTCAAGCAGTCTCGGGTAAGATGCGTGAGGCAGTAAAAGAAGTGAAAGGTCTTGAAGATTTCTGGAAATGGTTTAATTATTATTGTAGTGATTTAAGTTATTAAATTAAAGTAGGGTCATAAAAGATGTTTTCCATTTCGATATCAATTTCTTTGATTTGCCCTTTTGTTTGTTTATTATAAAAGGTAATGACCTCTTCGATTGTAGCAACGATAAATTTATCACTTATTTTATTTCGAATAAACCAATTATTCCTTCCTCTTTTTATCAATTTCAATAATCTTGGTTTTTTATCAATTTCCAATTTAACCCCATTACTTGTCTGTTTATATCCGATAATTCCTATTTCACCTGAATGTTCCTTTTTATGACAGTCCTCGCATATACAAACGAGGTTGTGAATTGCATTTTTATTAAAATTATCAAACTTACCATTTTTATTTGAATTTACTTGATAATTAATATGATGAGTTTCTGTACCTTTATTAATATTACATACCTGACAAATATCAATATAAATATTCGAATTATAAGTGGACTGTTTTGTGTTTACAATCGTCGTATTTAAACCCTGAAGTTCCTTTTTAATTATCTCTGCATTTATCATAAAAGAATGAGGCATATCTAAAGACTTGCAAACATCAATACCATAAATATTAGAGCCCTGACCTTCCTTTAACTTTCTCTCATAAATAATCTTATCATCAATAACCTCAATATGCATGTGATAAACCTTCAATTGTTTTCCTTCTTCTATCTTGGGTTTCAATAATGAAATAGATGTTAATTCGTGTAAATGACTGGTGAAAATAAAAGAAGCCTTTTTATTTATCAATTCATTGATTGCTGAAGAAACAATACAAACACCTGAAATAGCCTCTGTACCACAACAAATTTCATCACCTATCACAAGACTATTCTTATCAGCCCTTTGAAGGATATTTCGAAGTTCCGTCATTTCAACCACAAAACTACTCATTCCCTTATAAATATTATCATTACCACAAATACGTGTCATTATATGATTATAAGGATTATAGTTGAATGTTGTGGCAGGTACAAACATTCCCGCTTGTGCCATAATTATTGATAAACCAATCGCTTTCATAAATGAACTCTTACCTGATGAATTAATTCCATATAATAATATTCCTGATTGATTTAAAGAAACTTCATTACCAATATATTCAACCTCTGTGGAAATCCTTTCAATGATAGGATGACGTAAATTTTCGGCTTCTATATAGGAATTATCAGTAGACATATCTATTGTAGGCTTATAATAACAATAATCAAAAGCATTACGAGCATTACAACTATTAATATCGAGGTCAATTAGATTTTCAATAATAAGTGATAACCGTTCTTTATTTTTATTAAGGAATTCTTCTAAGAATTTCAAATACTCTCTACTTACATTACTTTGAATTTCATTGAGAGTGTTTTCTATGATAGTAGATGCTTCATTAATTTCAGGTGATAGTAATTTATAGGTAGAATTATTACTACTCAACTTTTTCTCAAATTTACTCATATAAGTTTTATTTTTCTTTAAAGCATTCTCAAATCTCTTTTTTGTAATGGTAATAAAAAAACCTTCATTCGCATTAAAATCTAATTTACAACTACTATCATCGATGGAACTTATGAATTCAACAATTTTATCCAGAAAGTCGAGTTTTTCTTTATAGATAATCATCAATTTATCAATATTTGGTAAATATCCAACTGTAAAGATATTACTCTTAATATCATTCAAGTTATATTTGGAACATTCATCAATATCCAGAACTTTTAATTCCTCCAAAAAGTCTCGAATGATTTCTATGGAACTATGGTCTTCAATGATTCCAAGAGCTTCTATTGAATGTTCGAGGGAATTAATAATAGAACCCCATTCACAAGGATTTAACTTTTTCAATAAGATTCGTCTTTTTACCCTCTCCAAATCAATAATATTATTCAAATATTTATTAATGATTTTAAATTTATTATCTTTAAGAATTTCTTCCACATTCTGATATCTCTTATTTAACTCCTCGCAATTATTAATGGGATTCAATAACCTTTCCTTAAATCTTCTTGAACCAAAAGCTGTTGAACATCTATTTAATATCTCCAACAGAGGTCTTTCATTATCATTATGACTAATGATATTTAATTGAAGAGAACTATTATATTCAATTGTGAGAATTTGTGATTGTTCCAATAATTCCGGTATATTCAATTCCTTGATTATTTCAGAATTGTGCTCATAAGCAAATTGTAATAAACAACAAAAACTTAATCTACCTGTGGTATATTTCTCCAAATTTAAAAATTCAATGATAGATAACATTGAATTATTCTGGAAAGATTTTTCAAGAATTCTATTTTGATATTCAAGTTTTTGTATATGATTACTCAACTCATAATTCTCCCATTTATAATGAATTAAATAATTGGAACCATTTATGATTAATGAAATTAATTGTTTATTTTTATCACTTATCTTATCAGATAATACAAGGATTTCTGTTGGATTATATGTCGTTAAAATTCGATAACACTCATCAAATGTAAATTGAGGGTCGGTTTTTGAAGCTCCATTTTCATATATAAATGACTTTCCAGTAGTTAAATCAACACCACTTATACCTACAATCAATAATCCTGAAATCTCCTCAAAATAAAAAACGAGGATGTAATTACTTTTCTTAGAAGTGATATTAATATTCGTCGACGGACTTATAATATCTGTAATCTTTCTTTCTGGATTGGGAGGTTGTGTAGTTTGGTCAATTTTGACTATGGTATAATTATTTTGAAGTAAGATTTGTAAAAACTTATCCAATGCATGTGTGGGAAATCCAGCCATTAGAGGATTATTCTTAGAAATCTCCTTAATTGACTTATTTTTCCTCGATATTTGCATATTACATATGTCTCCAATCTTATATAAATAGGGACAATTTTCAATTATGGAATATGCCTCATAAAAAGAACCTATTTGCATTAATATTATTGTATTATCACCATACTTATTACGATACTCATCACGATATTTGAGATATTCGTCAATAATCATTCTTAATCATATATAAATATTATTCTTATCCTTAAATATCCACTATGGAATCCAATGTTTTCTTATTTTTTTATGAATTCCTATATATGAACAACCATATTCAATTTTATCAATAGAATATTCAAATACATTTGATGTTTTCTTTTGAATTTTAAATGGGTCTATACAGAAGTCTTTTATTCCTTCAGTAGAATCGTGTCTCCATTGATTTAGATATTTAGTGTATTTACTAAAATAATCTAAATGATTTTCAAAATTTCCATCCAAATGAACATCGCTTTTATAACAAACAGTATCCTCAACGATATATAATCCATCGTCATTCAATAAAGGAAATAATAATTCAAATGATTTAAAAACATCTCTATTAACGTGCGACCCATCATCTACAACTATATCAAATGTGCCATATTTATCTGTTATATATTTAATAAATGATTCATTTGTAGCATCTCCAATTTCAACATAAATATTATTATTACTATCTTCGTATGATTTGCATGCTTCCCTAATATCTAAACCTATAATACAAGTGGAATTTTTAAAACTTTCTCTAAATGCTCTAATACTTCCACCGTTATATACGCCTATTTCTAATAATTTAATAGGTTTATCTCTATAATTCTTAAGTAACTCATTATATTGTCTCGTATAGTTATGAAAATTAGTTTTTTTATCTGTATCATATTTATCAAAAATTATATCCAAATGTTCCATAGTTATTAACTATTGATATTTTTATAATCCTTAAATATTTATTATTAATAGAAAGATGGATATAAATGAAACAGTGTTTTTAGTTATAAATCAATTAACCTTTTCTTTTATTATTTTTGGTTGGTATATCCTCTATCGAATAGGACTTATTACTTCTGTAAGCCCTTTATTTGCTTTATTGGTAACATTTATCCAATATATAATCATATTTATCCTATTAATAAAAAGAAATAAGATTCATAAAAATAATATCATAAGAATTTTATTTGTATTATTCATATTAAAGGTCATTCCATTAATAACATTCTTTCCTTATTATCTAAATTTTACACTTGCTGATATATTTGCAACTGCGTATTTATATCTCATTTATATAATTATAGTAATTGCTTTTATTGAAATTTTTAATTTGGATGTTAATATAGGTACATTGATAAAGGATGATATTACAGGAGATAATTATGATAAATCATATTCCAGTAGGATTTATGATTTTACTTATGATGAAATAATAGCAAAAATTTTATAACTCATCATAGTTGGGAGGTAATAATGGTTTAAAATATTCCAATTGATTTTTATAACAATTTGGAAATCCCTCCAAACCTTGCCCCCATGCTCTTGTAGGATATTTACGTGCTAAAATATCATATCCAGAACCCAAATCAATAATACTTACATTTGGATATTCTTTTGATATCTCATTTATTAAGATTTTTGATGCCAAACCAGCAGCTATTAATAATAAAGAATCTGGTCTTGTTTTTAATATTTCCTTGATTGAGGTTTTAATATTATCATATAATCCATTAGCGTACCAGGACTGTTCCGGAATACTAATAAAGGTATCTGATTTGAAAACAATTTTCAATTTCATATTTCTTTCATTGGAAATGATGACTTTATTATAAGAGCTTTTTTGTATGGTGTCTACAAAATCAAATATATTTGAATTATTTGTATCGAAATGATTGTCGGGATAAACTAATGTATAATTAATAAATGGTATATATTTCTCCTCTTTATTATTATTAATCAAATAATCGTAATATAAGCTGTGATAGTATTCTATAATTTCGCTATGGTCTCGCCACTTACCAATATAAATATACTCATCACTACTTCTATCTGCTAATTCACATATAGCCTTTGACGTTTCAACACCTAATTGATGATTATATCGGTCACCGTCACAATTATGGTCATTAATATCATTCAATTTCATTGCAATATATTCACCATCTCCAAATTTAGTAAAAATAACCTTTTCCTTATTTTTTATTTTTTCAGTAATAGATTCTAAACTATCGATAATATAAGGTCGCTGTAATGCTTTATTAATATAATCTTCCTTACTAATGGTAATCATAACTAAATATATATATATATAAAGTTCTTTATATATTATTCCAATGAAGCACTACTCATTGAACTTAATGAAGAACCGTCGTCATCGCTATTAAAAGGGGCGAAACCAGTTTCAAAATTATCATTTATTTTGGATAAAACTTTTGGGTCTATATCATCTTTTACAAAATCATTATTTTTATTCCCGCCTTTTTCTTCTCCGTCGAAAAATGAAAATAGTTTTATATTAGAAGCTTTGAGATAAAAAAAGGTGATTGTAAATACCACATAAATTATCACAAATAGAAGTACATTGGATAATTTAAAAAAGGAATAAGGCTCTTCTTCATCTGGATTATTGGAGGCTTTGTTATACTCCAAATATTGAATAATTAAGAATATTATTATTGATACAAATAAAGAATTTAAGTAATATTCCATAGTTATCTAATTATAAAATAATGATTAATTATATATAAATATACGCATTAGTTATATATACAAAATGAAATTAGAATTGCGTAAATTCGATCCTTCAACTATCAAGAGTGATTCTGTCGTTGTTTTTATCGGTAAAAGAAATACTGGTAAATCTTATTGTATGAAGGATATCCTTAGTTATCATAAAGAACTTCCTGTTGGAATAGTAATCAGTCCCACTGAAACAGCCAATAACTATTTTGAGAAATTTATTCCAAATATGCTTATTTATGATGAATATGAACCAGCTATTGTGAAAAGATTTCTTGAACGTCAAATATCCATTAATAAACAGAAAGGTGACCAATTGAAGAAATATGGGTCGTCTGAAATTGATAGTAGAGCCTTTTTAATTCTCGATGACTGTCTTTATGATAAGAGCTGGCCAACTGATAAAAATATTCGCAGTATTTTTATGAATGGTCGACATTATAAAATCTTCTTTTTGATTACTATGCAGTATTGCTTGGGTTTGCCACCCATTCTAAGAGCTAATATCGATTATGTTTTTATTTTTAAAAATAACCTCATTAAAGAAAGAGAAAAGATTTATCATCATTATGCTGGTATCTTTAATAACTTTGAAACCTTCTGTACAGTAATGGATAATTGTACTGATAATTATGAATGTTTAGTAATTGATAATAAGGTTCAGAGTAATCGTTTAGAAGACCAGGTGAAATGGTATAAAGCCAAAGATGTGGATTTTAAACTGTGCTCGCCTGAGTTATGGAGTCTGTGTGCTCTGGAAAAGGAAAGAAAGGAGAATACACTCTTTTATGAAGACGAGGAAGATGAGGAACCTTATGACCCGAGTGTTTTTATGAAAAACAAAAATAAGGTCAAAATTAATGTGAAAAAGAAAAATTAAATATAATTAAGGATGAGTATTATCTATGATACAGTAATTATTGGTGCGGGTCCTGCAGGATTAGCTTTTGCCAATTATGCAAAGAAACATAAACCTAATCAATCAGTTTTAATCATTGAAAAGGATAGGGTTATTGGTGGGTGTCATAAGGTAAATAGAAAGAAATATCAGGATAGTTATTATTTTTGTGAACACGGTCCGCGCGTTTATATTGGGAATTATGTAAACTTCTTTTCGTTATTAAAATCGATGAATTTAAATTTCAATGATTTATTTATAAAAAAATATTCATTATTTAACATCATTAATAAAAGTGTATTGAAAGACCAAATTTTAAGTTTTATGGAATTATTAAAATTAACAAGGGATTTCATAATAATCATTTTTGATAATAAACACGGTGTTAATATGAGTATGTATGATTATATGAAGTTGAATGATTTTAGTGATGAAGCAATTAAAAATATAGACTTCTTATGTAGTTCTTTTGACGGTGGTGATAGTAAAAAGATTTCCTTAAATAGTTTTATAAGTACTACCATACAAACCTTATTATATTCCACGTATGTCCCTCGAAGACCAAATGACGAAGTTCTTTTTAATTATTGGCAGAGGTTTTTAGAAATGAAAAAAGTTCATTTTTCATTACAAACTGCTGTAAGTGAGATAATTCCTAAAGGAGATAAAATTGATATGATTGTTTTAAATGATGGAACAAAAGTAAAAGGCACAAATTATATATTTGCGATTCCACCTGCTAATTTAGCAGGAATCAAAGGTTCAAAAGAGGTTTTTGATATTACGGATGATTATGTGAATGCCACTGAATATCACGAATATATATCAATTTCTTTTCATTGGGATTATGAGTTAAAATTGGAAGATGATGCTTCAGTTTTTAATATTAAAACAGAATGGCAATTGATTCCCTATAATATGAGTGCTTTAATGAAATTTAAGGAAATAAAATCAAAGACGGTTGTTAGTTGTGCTGTGGTAAATACAAATGCCAAAGGTAGAGTTATAAATAAAACGGCAAATGAATGTAATGAAAAGGAATTGATTGAGGAGGTTTATGAACAATTACGATTAATTTATAAGAATATTCCAAAACCCACATTGGCATTTGTAAATAATGAAAAAAGAGGTGATAAATGGGAATCCAATGAGACAGCTTTTATTAAAGTTCCTAATTATGATTATTTGGATTTTTCAAGTAAGAAATATCGAAATGTTTATTGCTTAGGAACTCATAATGGAAAACAAAAGAATTCATTTACTTCATTAGAATCAGCAATCAGCAATTCCATTAAATTAGCAAATATAATCTTTAATAAAAAAGATAAGATAAAACGCTGTTTTGATATAAGGGATTTAATTATCGTAATAATTTCTACAATTATATTAATATTATTAATTAAATGGAAATTCAGTTGAGAGGAAATCAAGAAATTTTAAGTGATTATATTAAGAAAGAAGAGATGATTAGAAATGAGGATGGTGATGATACTATTAAAATAGTTACAGTAAGTGACGAGGAATCACCTAAAATTGAGCCAATAAATGATAAAGTTTTTATTGAAATTCCTGTACCTCAGAGAAATCCTTCAGCCTATGCTGAATTGGTAAATGTAACACAAGCATCTCAAACAGGAGATATGGAAGATAAGACAGATGTTTTTTTGAATAGAGCAGACCAATTATTAAAATTGATAAGTGAAAGTAAAAAGAAAATTGCTAATAACCTCTATATTGTTTCTGCTAAATATGATTTAATTTATTTTCGATTTAATCGTATTTCTTTATCTATATTAATAATCTCAACAATAATTACTTTTGTGGAAGCCATTCGATTAACAATCGTAAATTATGATACTCAGTATAAGGGGTCTAAGGTGGGTGAATATATATCACACGAAACAATTTCATTAATTATAAATGTATTATCACTGTCATTAAGTACAATTCTTACTATTCTAAGTTCAATTGTGAAATTTAAGAATTATAGGGAAAATATGGATAAATTGAAAAATATTCACGATACTTTGTTTAATTATAAGAATTTATATGATAAACAAAAGGAGTTAGTTAAATTTTTCAAGATGAGTAATTCACTTACTGATGAACATTATGAAAAACTTAAGGATACTATTGAGGGTTATAATAGAGATATTAAAGATATCAGTGTTTTTGAAAATATCAGAAACGAAGATATTCTTAAATTTAATAAAATAAAGGTTGCACATGATATTAAACTTCA